TGCCCGGGCTGGCTTCTGTGTCCAATCCCACTTCGCCAACGCTGGGGATAATTTTGAGTGCAAAGTCCATCATGCTGCCTTTCTAAAATAACCGTAGGGCAAGCCCTGCGTGAAACAAAAATAGTCGGCGTCGCCATTGGCGTGTTCAGCATCCATGAGCCAGGCAATCACACGCTCACGGTCAGCGCCAGTGTGCATGAGGCTGGTCACACGGGCTTCAAACTTGACAATGGCTTCAGCTTCAGCAGTCTTGCGGTCAGCCTCTTCACGCTGAATAACACTGCCAAGGCTTGCAAACTCCTGTTCGAAGTCTGCAAGGGTCCAGCTGGCAGTGTCAACACCACGGGGACGATGACCGTATGCGTCCTTGTACATGTCCCAATAAGTGCATTGGGCTTGCTCAAGTGCAGACATTTCTTCCCAACTTTTGAACTGTTCCATTGCTGACTCCTTTTTGCTTTGTATGTGACTATTATAACAGTTTGTGAATTATCGTGCAACCGATTTCACACGCACATCAGTGTTCAGTGCAGGTGTGTACTTTTGTATTAACTCGCGCTCTAACTTGTGTGCAACATCTTTACCACGCACAATGTCCACGATTGCATAGTTAACAGCGGCTTCACCTGCGGCACGAATTGCTTCGTACAGGTTCCAGCTCTTGTCTTCAGTGCGGGCGCGGTAGATGTGCTTGTTAACACGGCTACGGATAGACATGTTGATTGTGCGCTGAGTTTTAGCGGTAATACCAATGTAGTACTCCAATCCAATTTGGATTGTGTACACAATGTGGGTTCGATCAGTGCGTTTCTTTCTTATCATGTGTGTATTATAGCATTTCGGGCATATTCGGTCAACCGAAATGTAGTACTACAAAAGTACTACCTTTTGACTGTTGTAAATACGCCATGGATTACAGTGTTTTATTTGACCAACAATTCACAAAACTAGGTAAAAGTTTCACCCCAGTTTACAACTGCTTTGATGGTGGCCGCTCACTGCAAACAGGGTGGAATCTGCGCCTGCCCGACTTTGATACAGACGTCTTGTTGTTGCATTTTCAGGACTTGGTAAACATACAGGATGGGCGTGTGCTGGAACTTGAACAGATAGAACAGCGGTATGGATCTCGTGCTGACCGTGTTGTGGTCACCTACTGGAATCACGGTCTAGATCGAGTATACTCAGGACCGATTCAATTAGTTGAGTTCAGCAATCACAACTATGATCTTGCCAACAACCTATACCAACGCTGGCCAGAATGGCAACACATTGTGTATCAACCCAAGACACAGGCATGGCAGTGTCTGAATGGACGCATGTGTGATCACAGAAACAGAGTCATGCAAATACTACAAGGCTGGTCAGATGGTGTGTTGAGTTATCATGATCGTATACCGTTGCCCAACTACGACTACACCCAATATACCTACAATAATGTTGACAACTTCATAAACTTAGATTACATATACAGCACTTGTGCTGTGAACATTGTGACAGAAACAGAGTATGCCACTGCACCAGGAATTATATCAGAAAAAACATTCTTGGCCATGGCCGCTGAACAAATACCCATTGTGGTAGGACATGCAGGTATTGTCAAGCACTGTGAAGAACTGGGCTTTGACATGTTTACAGAGCTGGTAGATGTCAGTTACGACAGCATGCCCAATGATGTACGAGCAGAACAAGCTGTGCTGTTGAATCAGGATCTAATACAAGGACGAATAGATTTAGAACCATATCGTGAACGACTACGTGCTCAACGTGAATTTTTGTTGGATGATTATTCCACCGTGATGGAAATGCGATTCCAGCGTGATGTCAGTAACTTAAACTGGTGATAAATCTCTGCATATCTCCGTGCAGGGTTGCCATCATGGCTTCTCGGCTGCCAAACATCACCAGTTTGTTTAGTTTGCGGTTGTTGACCATGTAGTAAGGACAGGTCATGTGGCGATCCATGGCCAGCAAGTTCTTGGGAGTCAACAACTTCTCTGGCAAATCAAATGTGTAACTACTGAGTTCTAGCAAGTTCTCAAACACATAGAAGCCTTCGTATGTGAGTCTCAAGCCACCATCATCTTGGATGTTTTGCCACCAGGTACGCATAGCTTCGTCAAGAGGTGGCGCATCAGGGTAGCGTGTTATCAGTTCCTGAGTAAGGGTAAGTTTATTGAGCATTGGGATAGATCTTATCCCCTTGAGTTAACAGCACAACTGAAAACTTGTCTGTTCGGAATTGTGTGTTGAGTTTTCTGGCCAAGTTGATAGCATGTCCCGGGTTGGAGAACGATACCTTTTTATATTTGGGTCCAGGAAACTGTGTGAGCAAGTTGCTGGTTTTTAGATTGATAGGCTTTGAGTCAAAAAACACAGCCCACACACCTTCTGAGGCCAGCACTTGTTCTGTCTTGTAGGTTTGCTTGTTGGTGTGCTCGATTAGCACTGTTGGCTTTGGTCTTGACATATTAAACTCCATGTTTATTTATGCCAATAACTATGCAGATTTAAAACTACCTCCAGTGATCTGCACTTCCACAACTTCTGCACCACGTGCCTGCTGTGCTCGCATTTGTTCCAATGTAATCAACAGTTTAGTGATATCTGCGTGTAAGTCTTTTGCATCACGCATGGGCATGGAGAAATCTTTTTGCCCACGTGCTTCGTGCGCCTTTACATTATCTACAAATCTGTGTATGTGCATGCTCATAATCGGAACTCCATGTGTGGTGCAATGTCATTGTCAAAGATCTGTGCCATCTGGCGCCATAACAGTTTGCGTTCGGCATCAGTCAAGCCAGCACTGATCAGGCCACCTGGCCCATCATGTTCTTGTTTGTCAAGTCCATAATCATGCCGCCAGGTATAGCACATTGAGGTAATGATTTGGTCGCGTGTTTTCATTTTTTCAGGAATGGCACCAAATTAGGCGCAGTCCATCCTGTAGGTTTCAATACTTTGCCATCTTCACGTTTGCGCACCTTGCCAGTTTCACGATCAATCTTGGCAAAGTTAGTGCTCATGACTTCTTTCCAGGCACCTTCAGCATCAAACCCTGCTGAATGAATGGCACCAACGGTCACAACAAGGATGTCAATTAGTGCATCCAGTTCTGCCTCCATGTCATGTGCTTCTTGAAGTTCGCGGAATTCTTCTTCAATCAAATTCTTGTACATAGTGTATTGCGATTCATTCATTGCGTCCACTGACTGGTCGCATGCTCGCATGAATTTTTCTTGATCACGAAAGGGATTTGTCACGTGCTGCCTCCTGAGTATGAAATGGACCTTGATATTGATAACGTTCCAACACAATTAACTTTGGGTTGCGAAGCAGTTTCCAACTGCGATGTTGTTTCACAGCATACCAACCTGCGGCATACCATGATTTTGATTTGTTTTCTTTGGTGAACAATGGTAACTTATGCTTGACATCCCACATGGGATTGAATGCTCTGCATCCTGTTTCGAATCCATGCACCTGATCTGGTGCCGGCTTTGTGATTTTCTCAGGTGGCGAGAACTCAATGTTGGCCTTTTTACGCACCATGGGAATGGTTTTGAACCGTCCCACTTGATCATTGATGCGCACAGTGTAGCCATCAGCTTCGGCTTCTACCACGCCAATCTTGCGATCATCTTGTTTCAAGATCCAATACTTTTTATCCACTATGGGTTTTGCTTCGATCATCCAATACTCCTTTGTATGTTTCGTTCAACCAGCGACTGATGGCATCTGCATAGTCACTGAGTTTGGTGAGTTCATATTTGCCACAGAATCTTAAAAATTGCGCACCTACCATGCCCACATCCCGATGGCTAATCTGCTCACGTATGGCTTCGTCTACTACAGCTTTGATCGCATCAGGCTGTGCAGTAAGATCAATCAAGGTACGGTTGCGTTCATAGTCATCCAACACCTTGCGTTCTGTTTGCTCATGGTCCATCCAACGTTGCAACATGAGATTGTTCCAAGCGTAGCCACGTCGATCACGATCTTCAAATGCTTCTGTGAGTCCCACTTGATTCTTTGTGCCTTTCACCCGCACACCAGGGTACGCAGAGAACACATTGTCACCGGGGTCGCCACGCATGCACTTCAAGAACAGCACCCACTTTTGATAATCCACAGGTGGCACAAAGTTGGCATCAGGTTTGCCAACCTTGATCTTTGAGTTGCTCTCAATGGTAAATGCCAAGTTTTTGCCTTTTGCGTCTGTGACACCCGTGGTACTGAACAAGTGATCGTTGATGCCATTGTACAATTTTACATTGGGTGCAATCAACTGCACAAAGTCAGAATCTGAACTGACAATAACGTGTTCGTCTTGGGGGTGTAGTGCAATCCAACGTGCAATGATATCATCTGCTTCTGCTGTGGCACAACGTATCACACTACAGTTGGTCTTTGTAGACAAGTATTTAGTCAACTCATCATACGTCTCCCAGAACAGCTTGTCCTCTTCTGCTTCTGATTCACTCATTTGTCCACGTGCCACTGCGCGGTTTGCTTTGTAGGGTTTGTAGTGATCTTTGCGCCAGCTACGCCCTTCCAGTGCGAATACCACATGATCAGCACCCAAGTCACGTGCTACTTTGTTTGCGCTCATTAGTGTAAGATGCAGAGCAAAGCCCAGTTTGGTCCATGTGTCTGCAGCACGATGTGCTTGGTGCCGGGCACGGAAAAACATGTTGCTAGTATCAATCAGTAGGTAGCGCATTTGTGTTCACCAAGTTGTTTTGTTTGATGTATTGTAACACACAATTGGCCCAATAGCTATGGGCATCTGGACCAAAATGCCAACTTTGTGGGTTTACTGTTGAAAATCCTGCCGTTTTGAGCAAGTTGCTATAGGTCATTTGGGAGTTGTATGGATCCATGTAACTGTTGTTCCAATCTGGATGCCACGGTACAGATGCAAAATGGTTGTTTCCATTGAAGAAAACGTGTTGAATGTTTTTGGACGCTAATTCTCGATGAAATTGCCAAATCTCTCTATGCGCTTGTTCTGTACAACGTTCCCAATTTATACTGGCAACAAACTGTTTGTACCGATCTTGCAACGATTTAGGCACATGGTCAATGCCGGATGCATTGACTTGCCAATATTGACCTTCGTATACCCACTCTTCTCGTTCCCAAGTTGACCATTGAATGACCATGATAGTTCGATCCAACCGATTGTAATTTTTACGGATCCAATCGCGTGTGGTGCGCATAATTCTGGCATTGCTGGCTGCTGACTCTGCATCACAATAAAATTCAGCGTTGATCAATTTGGCTAGGTGTTGTCCCCAACTTACTGCTAGATTAGCCGGATGAGGACGTCGTCCCAACAAATATAAGTCACCGTCATCTTCGGCAAAACAATGTGGGGTCACTGCTTCAGCAGCCGCAGTATGACTATCCCCATTTACATACAGTATCATCGTGGACTTGGCCCACCTGTGTCATCTGCACCAGTTGGTTCCCATGCTTCCAGTTTCTTTTTCAGAGATTCGGCTTGTACCACACGTTGGCGCAGTTCACTGCTGCTGAATGAATGATCACGACCGTTAAAATGTAATTCAATATCACGTTTGTGGCAAATCTCACGACCGGTAAATTCTCGGCCTTCGTATTCCACACCAAGTATGCGTACATCAATGGGCAGGATCAACAACAGGTCTTCTAGATCTTTTTCTGTGTTGTACACCCAAACTTCGTCCACATACTTGCAACCAATCAGTTGCAGTTGTCGTTCCACAATGCTTTGCACTGGTCGATTCTTGTTGGGTCGATCCAGGGTGGGGTCATTTTGCAATGCGCAAATCAAGTAGTCGCATTCTTCTTTGGCTTCACGCAACATGGCGATGTGTCCAGCATGCAACAAATCAAATGTTGAGGCAGTAAAGCCCACACGTCTTCCATCTATCATATCAATATCCTTAACTGATTTCTGTGCGCCCGTCACCAATGTCTCGGGTGTGTACATAACCATTCGCTGAATTGCGCATGGCTTGATCTTGTTCCCATGTTTCCATCACAACATGTCTGCACACATTCTGGAACCAACGATCCACAATGTCTGAGTCTGCGTCTGTGGGCTTCATCATGTAGCCGGCCTTGACCAGTCTGGCAATGAATATCTCATTCCAGTCCAGTTCAAATGCACCTTGATGCAAGTTGTTGGGATCAATGTCCATGGTAACAATAGCCACATAAGGTTCGTTGTTCTCTGTGGCAATCTGTTTGGCAGTTTTTTCAGGTGCTCGAGGCACACGAATAACTTTTTCTTTTGTCTCTTTCACAGGAGGCGTTTTCTTTTTTGTTAACCAATCCCACATTTCAAATGCTCCATCTAGTATCATTTACCCCACCCATTGCCCCAAAGGTCAACGTGTAATCGTGGGCTGTACCAGTAGCCACGTTTTAATGCTTCGTCGGCAACATTGATCCTGTTGCCATCATACACTGATACCACACCGCCCACAGGCATCACAAACACAGGGCCACCAAACTCACGCAGGCGATATTCTGCCACTGCACGGTCCAGTTCGTCAAAGTCCTCAACTTTTTCTACCACAAACTTGAGATAGGTAACACCATGTGTTTCATAGTCCCAGACCACGTCAGGCTTGATGGCATCCTCCCAAGACTCTCCTGACACACTCAGTTTGGGACTGACACTGAATGTGATCTCACCAAACCAATTGCGCAAGTAATCTTTAAACTCTCGAGTCAAGTCTTGGGTGCCATTGGTTTCAAATGTGATGTGTCGCAGTCCACGTTCGTGCAATACATCCAACAGTTCTGGATAGGCACGTTGCCAACCCAACAACGGTTCGCCACCTGTGATCACCAAATGTACAGGATTACCGTTGGGTTGCAGCCAGTTACCACGGGGTAGTAACGCGGTCATTTTGTCCACCAGTTGTTCCACTGTGTATGTGGGACTCAAGTGTTTGAAGTCTGGATGCCATGATGCATAGCTGTCACAGCCTGTACTTACCAAGGGAAGTTCTTCAAATGTTTTGTACAACTCCACAGTCTTGGCCACTTCGTCTGCTTCTGTACTTTTCTCGCCAGGCTTGCAACCAAACCCTGAACAGGTAAAGTTACAACCAAACATGCGTAAAAAGATTGAAGGCACGCCAACATAGCGTCCTTCACCTTGTGCTGAATAAAATAATTCTGATACTTTTAATTTCATAATCTTGTTACCTTTGACATTCCTGTACGGTGTTTATTTAGATTGACGCTTTCTTGTGCTATTTTAACACGAGTTTCGTCTTTTGTCACCCAACCTGGCAATACTGCATCTAAATAGGCCAAATGCTCCGCAGGGGTAGGGTGTGGGTCATCACTGTGTTTCCATCCTGTGGGGTACAGCACTGCTTGATAACTGGGCATGATGTTATTTAGAACGGGTTGATACAAATCAAAAATATCTTGGTCTCCTGGTGAATAGTCAAATTGTTTTGGATTCATTATGTCACACATGGCCAAAAACTTTGAGGTAACACCAGCACAGTTATTTAAAAAACTACTAGTGGCCTTGATCATGGCAATGTCGCGTATCAAACATCCTCTTTCAGTAATAGCATCTCGAACATACTTTGGGTCATATATTGGACAGGTAGTTATGTTGCCTAAAGTCTGCCAACGATCAGTGTAACGATCTTCTCGCATGACATTGGTCCAGCACACTACTACAGTATCACCAACGACAAAATGATGACGCTGATCTGCTTCCATTATGCTGTTAAAAATATAGTGATTGCCAGCACCGCTTTGTCCCCAGTTTT